ACATATCCTACATTACCCTTAGGATTTTTTCTATAAGCTAAATATAGAATGAAGATTCATATCGTCGGAGCTGGTCCAACAGGAATGTCCCTTGCATGGGAAATACTCAGATCAGGGGATCATGATGTGACCATATACGATAGGAAGATATCAGCTGGTGGTTCTTGGTGGGAACCTAGTGTAGAATCACGAGATCTTCATGCACATAGAATCGTTTTCGATAAGGCGTTCATCAACACACAATCATTATTTTCTGAAATGAACATCGACTGGAACGAAATATTTCAACCAGTTGAAAAGAAAAAACATTTAAACTTTGCTTTAAAATCCTTAAGTGTAAAAGATTATGGAATTTTGATTTCTCTTTTTTCTCGAGTACTCATACACCCAGAAAAGTATAAAGGTATATCTCTGAAAGAAGCTGTAGGACCTTTAAGTGAAAAGGGTCAAAAATATATCGAACATTTTCCATTGATAATGGATGGGGTTACATGGGATGTCATGACAGCGTATGAGTTTGTAAAAAATTTAGACCACACCACACTTTCGCAAATGTACACACAGAAAGTATCAGGTAAAGTGATGTGTGACGCGATGGAACAGGCTCTCATGGACGCCGGTGCCAATTTTGTATTCGGTGTGGAGTTAAAAGATGTTGAGTACGGTGAAGACGCATTCGTGGCAACATTCACAGACGAAAAGATTATAGATGATGGAATGCTCTTTTTGTGTCTTGATAATAGCCCAGCTTTGAATTTTTTGAATGATAATTGGGGACCGGATGCACTTAAGAAGGTTCAAGGAAGTACATATGGAGCTATCAACGTATTATTAGATTATGAGGAACCGATCGATTTAAAAACCGATCTTCAAATTGCAACAGAAACTCGATGGAATTTACAACCCAAGGTCTTATACGGTACCAATACAATTTCGTGTGTCATATGTGACCTTAACGAAGAAGTGTTAGGTTCCGACCCAGATGTCATAAAATATGAAGTCCTAAAACAACTCGGCTTACCAGAACCTCTCGATATACGAATCGGTTGGGGGGCTGATTGGGAACTGGAAGAAAAGAAGTGGTCATTTTCACAATCATCCGGTGTTCTCAGTCTTCATGGACAACTTCCATTCTTTGGTAAATGTTCTAAAGTTGCGATGTGTGGTATGATGTCTCCTCGTGAAACTCCATACTCGAGTATTGAAGCCGGTGTCGAAGTGTCACGACTCTTGAGTAACAGATGTTTTGGTACACGACGACCACTCAAACCTCTACTTCTTACCCAGGTACTCTTACTTATTTTAGTTTTACTTATAGTTTTAGTTTTAGTATACCGTAACAGAAATCGATGAAGTTTGTAGCTACAATTCATGAACCCATGTTTGATTTCAATGATAAAAAGTACATCCGTTATATAATTCCCGCAAAAGTATCGGAAATTATAGAACGAATGCATATAAATAAATGGCGATTACTCATGAATGAAAATATAGATAATCCGATCGATGGTAATATTCTAACAGTAAAGGTGCCATTCCGTTATAGGAGAGTGATGTGTGACGTGAGGGGACGTCCTATTCAGTCTCTAATGAGGGGTGACGAAGTTGAAGTTGAAATAGACTTCAAGGGTGTATGGAATGTTGGTAATCACTCGGGATTTTCTTGGATACTCTCCAGCTCTTTTACTTCTTGAGTGTTCTCAGGATCATTGGGAAGATCGATGGTTTTAAGACCACCCTTTTTAAAATTCATAAACGTGTTAAGTACACCCTGGAGACGAAAAACCTCTTGGGTTAACTGTTCGATGTTCATTTGAACTTGTTTAATATTTTCATCAATATCTACGGTAGGCATTTTACTCAATTAAAGTTTATCACCTTTAACTAAGTAATTCATGACAGTTCTCACTAGAACCGGATACCTGATAGATTCGGGTCCAATCCAAGAAATTAAAAAAGAATTAACGGTAAGACCCATCGTGAATGGAGACTTTGGATTTCCTCCACCGCCTTTCAAAGTTTTCAAACCAGCTAAGAATGGAATCTGCGTTCCCAGATTCTATGGAACTTCTAAACTTGGAGAACCTAAACATGACAAACGACCAGAACCAACTAAAATTACCACCCGATTTTCAGGACAACTTCGTGACGCCACACACCAAAACGAGGCATTCGGAGCAGCTATTAAAGCAGGGCATGGCGTCCTTTCTTTACCGTGTGGCTATGGCAAAACGACGGTATCCTTGGCCATAGCTTCTAAACTTGGGTATCGCACCATGATTATTGTACATAAACAGTTTCTAGCGGACCAATGGCGAGAACGTATTAAGCAGTTCTGTCCAGGTGCTACGATTGGCGTCGTACAACAAAATAAAAAAGAAGTTGAGTGTGATTTTGTCATCGCTATGCTTCAGTCCCTCTCACTGAAAGAGTATTCATTTTCAGATTTTGAAAGTATAGGAACTGTCATAGTAGACGAGGCACACCATATATGTGCCAAGGTTTTCAGTCAGTCCCTGTTTAAACTATGTCCTCGTCATATTTACGGTCTTTCAGCGACGCCTGAACGAAAAGATGGTCTCACAAAGGTTCTTCACTGGTTCATGGGACCTACATTTTTCGCGGTGGAACGAAAAAATCAGGAACAAGTGGAAGTATTCCCAGTTACGTTTGATTCTCCAAATTATAGAAACCCACCACCATCTATGCGAAACGGAAAGATTTCGATGCCTAACATGATCACAGAACTCGTTGAAGATAGAACTAGAAACAAAATGTTAGTCGAATTAGTAAAAAAGGCATCAGTGGGTACCCGTCAACTTCTAGTACTCAGTGATCGTCGTTTTCATTGTGAATTTCTCCACCAGTGCTTTCCAAAGACGTCTGGACTCTATATGGGTGGTATGAAAGAAGCCCAGCTTCAGGAATCTTCAAAGAAGAAGATTATTTTTGCAACCTTTAGCCAGGCCCATGAAGGTCTCGACATCCCAACACTCGATACTGTTATTTTAGCGAGTCCCAAGTCGGATATTACACAGAGTATTGGACGAATTATGAGAGAAACGAAAGGAAAGAAGAATGAACCACATATTTATGATGTTCACGATCCGTGGTCAGTCTTTACAGCCATGTATTACAAACGAATGAAAGTGTATCGTCAAGGCGGTTTCAAAGTCCACGGGAATCACGTCGAAGAGAGTAAGAACGAATTCCCTCAGGGAAAGTGTCTGTTTTTATAATCTGACCATCTATTAAATGTCGGGTGCATTAATACAACTAGTCTCTAAAGGAGTTCAAGATGTGTATCTTACGAGTGACGAAGGACATTCATTCTTTCGTATGAAATTTACAAGGCACACAAACTTTTCTCAAGCTCCAAAGTTTATTAAAACTGTTCACTCAAATGACACCTCAATTACGATTCCCGTTTTGGGAGATGTTATCAACGGACTTTGGTTTGAATCGAGTGATACGAGTAATGCCAATATAGCATCTAATTTGTTTCACAATTCTACACTTGATTTATATGTGGGTGGCCAAAAGGTTGATTCTCAACACTATGATTACTTCGCTGAGATATGGCCCAATTATTTAGCCGACACATACAACAAATCTCAGGAACTCAATAATAAAGCTTCGACATCAAACCAGACGTTCGTACCGTTACACTTCTTTTTCTGTGATCATAAAGCCTTTTTACCTTTGATAGCATTACAACATCACCAGGTTGAAATAAAAATCAATTTTGATGAAACAGCCGTCGCAAATTGTAACGCAAATGAAAAGAAAGCTGAATTTTACGGTAACTATGTGTACCTGGATAAAGAAGAACGAGAATCCTTGATAAGTCGAACATTAGATTTTGTCGTGACACAAACACAAAAAATAGAATTACCTCTCGAAAGTGTTACAGATAATACAACGCAATCAGGTGGGTACAATGCACTTGATATTTCGTCGTTTAATCATCCGGTTAAGTCTCTCTTTTTTGGGTACGGAACTTCGAGTTCAAATTTTGCGGGTGACCGGTTCTCATTCGCTAATGCAGATTTATTCATTAATGGTATTTCATTCCTCGAAAACATGTCTCCAACGTATTTCCATACAGTACAAAATTATTACAAGTCAAATTACGGACAAACTGAATTTGATATAGACAGTCATACAGGTGTATACACACGCTATTTTGTGTATCATTTCTGTCTCAACGCATCTGATTACAACCCAAGTGGTTCATGTAATTTTAGTCGTCTCGATAACGCGAAACTTATCCTCCGTGGGGTTGAAAAGGGTGAATTAAGACCATCAAATCAAGATGTTTATGTGTATGCAGTTAATTACAATGTGCTCAGGATTAAGGATGGTTTAGCCGGAATTTTATTCGGCAACTAATGTATAAATGGGAAAGCTTGTACGTGCTGGTCAAATTTTTGTAACCAGTCTAGATGCAACACCCAGAGAGTCTGATATTTTAACAGGACTTGCGAGTATTGATGCTGGTGAGATCACAGCAGATGAAATTCAAGTGGCGAATTTGAAGATTACCGGTGAGTTGACATCTACATCCGATACAACTCAATTTGCGGGCACTACAAATGTAAATCGTCTCACCGCTACACAGGTTGGTATTGGTACGGATAACCCCATTAACGATTTTCAGATTGGTACAACTGATTTAATAGTCAATAGAACTGTTCAGAACTTGGTCACTGTGCAGGGTAACGTGGTGAGTACAAACGTATTCGCGACTGATACTTTCAAGACGACAAATGATAAATTCTCGGTTGATGCCACAGCTTCTAACGTATTAACAATTGATGGCAACACGGCGTCTACCAATTCTACGATAACTAAACAATTGACCGTTGGTACGGGTGTTACCGCGGGTACTGATTCCAACGTAGCCGTATTTGAAAATGGTAATGTCGTTGTTCGTGATGGATTTTTACGGGTATTTGGAAATGTTGATATCAGTGGTAATTTAGCTATTACAGAAATTCCTTCGTATACGAGTGTCGACAATCTCGTCGTGTCAAACGCTGTCATACAAATGGGTAAGGGTAACAACGGGACGTATGATATGGCCGTTCTCATGAGAGATGGTGCTACGGATACTGGTAATGTATTTTTGGGATATACACACGCCGACGACCAGTTTAAACTTTCTAGAACGTACGGTACCCCCGAAGATGCAAACTTTACCATGGATAGTGCAAATACCGTGAATCTTCATGTATTTGGTGACGTGTACACACAAAATAATGTAGGTATTGCAAATACATCACCAGCATTTTCCCTTTCCGTGGGTTCCAATGTATACATAAATGACGTGGCACCATCCTCTGCTAATGTTCTACACGCGAATGGATATGGTTTCTTCGAGGGTTTGAGAATTGGTGATGACGGGCTGACGGTGGGTAGCCTGATTACTCTTGATGCCGATGCAGCTATACCTATGGTAGTAGCGTCAAAGATTGAGTCCCATGCTATTCAAACGACTGGTGCGACCCCGTCGGGTATAGCGAATACCAATTCTACAAATATGTTGTCGATCGGTGATAAAATATTTATTAACGCAGATTCTGCTAACCTTGTCACGGTGCTCGGTAATACAGCGACGGGTCGTCTCATCACACAATCAATTTTGGTTCAGGATTTCATCGAAGTTGAGGGTGAATCCGGTATTTCGTCTGCGGCGAATGTTATTATTCATGGTGACATCTCGGGTGAAGACTCAACCGCGAATACTGTCAGTTTACGATGTGGTCCACAGACGTCAAATATAAGTGCGATTGAAATCAAGGGTGCCAAAACATCTGCGAATAGTCAAACCGTCGTATTTAAGACTCGAAACACGGAAAGAATGCGGGTAGCTTCAGACGGTAAGGTGGGTTTATCCAATACTGAACCGAGTGAACTTTTGACTCTCGGTGGTAATCTTAAATTAAACGAAAGTAATGCGGTCATATTGGGAAGTGATACAAACTATTTAAAAGCTTTTACGGACATTAACGGTAATCAAGTAAGAATTCAAAACCGTGTAGGAAGTGGTAAGGGTCTTAGTTTTTATGCGAGTACAACTGATGCTATGGGAACACCAAAGTTAACCATATTAGAATCGAGCAATGTGGGTGTCGGTACCGCATCCCCAGTTGGTCTTTTACATACAAATGGTGGAACCGTGTTTATCAATGACCAAGTCGCTAATAGAGGAACCACGAGTCATCTTGATACACCCTTAGTAGTATCCAATACAACTGCGATTGTGGGTACTTCAGATTTTAAGAATGTTCTCCAATTAGCCCGAGAAGGTGGTACGAGTGGTCAACACGGTGTGAGGAGTATATTTAAAATGGGAAAACATCAAACAACCTCTGGAACAGCTCGGTCTCAATTGAATTTATCATTAGCGAGTGATGATTATGACACGGAGAGTCATGTCATGACATGGCGAAGTAATAAGCGGGTGGGGATTGGTACTACCACACCCACGGCCCATTTGGAAATTTTAACTACGGGTATAGGAAATTTCAACACAAATGGCTTACTCGTTCATAATATTGAAGGTACTCCGGGTGATGCGATTATGGCTGCGAGAACGAGTAGTCTCAATTCAAATGCTTTCGCTTCCTTTGTACAAACTGACGGAAACTCGACATCGGCTATCGACGGTGCTCAGGGTTATTCTATGGGTGTAACGGGTGGTTCGGCGGCCGATTTTAGACTTACCAGAAATCCAAACGTGATTAACGAGTCTTCGACATGTAGAATTTTTATTAGTGGCAGCACCGGAAATATGGGAATAGGTACAGATGCACCCCGCGACAAACTTGAAATTAACGGTGATCTGGTATTAGATTCTAAAATAACATTTGGTGGTCTTCTTGGTGATGAATTTGGTAACACTATTATTAAAGAGCAGTTTTATAATCAGAATGCCGGTAAAACAGAATTACTACTTTTCAAGGGCAATGAAAGAACTGGTTTAGGTCCAGATAGGATCCGTTCAGTCGCCGCCGAACACATATTCGAGACATATCCCAATGTTTCGGGTTTAGACACACAAGAGAGGCGTGATAACATAATCGCGGATAATGCGTCTAGTGTTGGTGTTAAGAGTTTAGTGATTACACCTTCGGGTCGTGTTCTTATAGGAAGAAGTAGCGAAGCTGGTTTAGGTACCGATGTTAAATTTTTCTGTGATGGCGGTTTTGCTTTCCCCTCGGGTGAAAAGATTAAAACTGGTAAGATGAATATGTATTCCGGTTTATCCGATGGAAATATAGACACGGAAAATACAGCTAACTTAATCATAAATAATTATATTACTGCAACGGATACATATAAAGAAAACGTAAGAATAACACCCGAGGGCCTGGTTGGTTTTGGAACCACCGTTCCCGAATCAAATGTTCATATTTACTCCAACGCATCGGGAGACATAGATGTTCTCAAACTCCAAAATCCGGGTACAAATAACAAGGTCGGTCTCACTCTTAACACAAATGATAATTACGGTGGATACGTGAGAGGTTTTAGTGACTCCACCCATTCTGTACATGGTACGGTGATAGGTGCTGTGAACAATGGTACCGAAGGGGATGGTATACACATAATACATACTTCGAATGTGGGTGTTGGTACCGTAAACCCCAGTGAGCATTTCACTGTGTATAACGGTACGGCTCGTTTAGAACATGCGACGAGTAATGCTATTCTCGAGTTCAAGACGACTGGTGGAGTGTCCAATATCTATGGTGACCACACAGGTAATGTATTTATCGATCCAGTTAGGAGTTTCATCGTGAATAGCGATACTGAAATTGTTGGTGACCTTCAAATCGATGGTAAAATTGATTTAGGTAACCAGGTCGCTGTAGACCTCGGTGGCCAGGATGCTACATCTGCACTCGAAGTAGGTGGAAGTTTCATTTCCAACTCGAATGAAGTTGCCTGTAAACGATATTCAAAAACATTCACACGAACGAACCAAGAAAGTCAGGATGTACAGCTACGATTCAACAATAATTCCTTTTATGCTAAGATTGTTGCCATCTTGAGATCTGATTTTAATGTGAATGATATGAGTACTTTAGTCATAGAAGTTCAAGGTGGTACACGTGACGGGGCGACTCCATCCGAAAATATAACGATGGGTAATAAAAGTCTTTTCGGCGGTGGTAACTTACACCCATGGAATCCCACGGTTACGACAGGTAAAAACGGTATTCTTTTCGCCCCAGAAGTTACATCGGGACGTACGTATTATTACGACCTTTTTGTTGAAGTTATAACATCTCAAGGTGCTAAATTAACTGAAGTAAGAACAAATAACCCCGGTGTTGATAATTTCTCCGGAACACAATTGGTAACGTTTACTCATTAAATTTACTACGAGGGAGTACCCCGCGGTAGATTCAACATTTATGCCCTGATGGAATCAGAGATGGCTAGTGCGACTACGCCAACAATGA